ATATGGAACAATTGGATATTCAGGATTACATTCTCATACATTTACAGGAAGTGCTACAGGGTCATTTACAGGAAGTACTATAAATTCTAGTGTTCAATCCATAAGTGTTCAACCTGTTCATATACAAGCTATTCCTATTCAATGGGTTGGGTGTTAAAATAAATAATAACTAATGACTAAACAAAAAATTATAGATCTTTTTGGTTATAAAGCAGGAAGAAAATTATATAACTTATTATATAGTAGTTGTGCTAATTTCTGTTGCATGGTAAAAGACTGTCTTGGGATAAGTTCTTTAGGAAGTCCAACATTATATTTAAATCAACAAGGAGAATGGAGTGCTTCAACAGGACCTCAAGGACCCCAGGGTCCACAGGGACCACAAGGTATCCAAGGTATTCAAGGGATTCAAGGTCCAGTAGGTGCAGCATTAACAGTATTAGGTTCTTATCCTGATCTTGCTTCATTTTTAGCAGGACCTGGAGGAAGTCCAGGAAACCCTGGAGAAGCTTGGATTATAGAATCTGATGGTTCTTTATATGTATGGCATACAATAACTAATACTTGGGATGATGTAGGAGATTTGCAAGGACCTCAAGGTTTACAAGGTGTTCAAGGGATTCAGGGTATTCAAGGAATACAGGGTTTACAGGGAATACAGGGTGTGCAAGGTCCTCAAGGACTTTCAGGATTTGAATGGGACCCAACAAGAATAAGTCCAAATCAATATTTAATAGGAGATATTGTAAACTATCTTGGCAATTATTATATTTGTATAGCTAACAATGATGCATTAATTCCTCCTTCTTCTTTAGGGGTTTATTGGAACACATATTCATTTGTTGGTCCTCAAGGACCTCAAGGTATTCAAGGGATACAAGGTGTCCCAGGACCTGTAGGTATGCCAGGATTATTTGCTCAAACTGGTAATAGTACAATAATTTCAGGAACAACAGTAGAAAGTTCTTTAATTAACGGAGGTGTGGGTACTTTAAGTGTACCTGCAAATGGATTTCAAGTTGGCGATAGTTTTAGAGCAGTATTTGGAGGGGTTATGAATGCTGCTAATAACCAAACTATAAGAATAAGAGTAAAAACAAATGGAACTATACTATTAGATAGTGGTGTACAGGCTTTGACAAACTCAATTATAAATGATATTTGGAGTTTAAATATTGATTTTACCATTAGACAAATAGGCGGTGCAACTGTAGCATCTATAGTTTCACTTGGCTCATTTCATTATATTAAAACTTCTAATGCATCAACTCAAGGCTTTGCATTTAACGTGGTCAATAATACTACATTTAACACTACAATAAACAATACATTAGATGTAACTGTACAATGGGGTTCCAATAATGCAGGTAATAATATTTATAGTGATATATTTATATTAAATAAAACATATTAAAAAAGTTAAATAAATGAGCAGATTAAGTAGAGCAGATATTTTAACAATGTTTGGGTACAAAGCAGGTACCAAACTATACAATTTATTATACAGCAGTTGTGCTAACTTTTGTTGTATAATTAAAAATTGTTTAGGTATTTCTAGTGGAGGTAATGCAGGTTTAGTTTTAAATCAACGGGGAGATTGGGTTACTGCAGGTGGTGGAGGTAGTCAAAACTTATCAAGTGTTTTAGTAGTAGGCAATACATCTGGAGCTAATGATATAGTTTTTGACGCTACTCAAGGATTATATTTTGCGAATAGCTCACGATTAAGAGAGGGAACTATAGATGCATCACTTGGAGGTGCAAAAGGTATAGCTCAAATTTGTGCGGTTGGCTATGAATTAAAGTGGGAAGCTGGGAGACTTTATGTAATGGATGGTAATGGTACTGGAATTAGACAATCACTATATAATTTCATAACTGCTCCAACAGTAAATGATGATGTTACAAAAGGATATGGAATAGGGTCTTTATGGACACTAGATGATAATACTACTTATGTATGTTCTGATGCAAGTACAGGAGCTGCGGTGTGGGCTAGATTTGTATCTACTCCTAGTGTTCAGTTTTTTGTAAGTTCTGCAACAGTAACGCCTGTATTCGGAAATGACTTAGTAGTTATAACAGCTCAGGCTGCAGGATTAACACTAGCAAATCCTACAGGAACATGGGTACAAGGTAAAGACTTAGTAATAAGAATAAAAGACAATGGAACTCCAAGGTCAATAGCATACGATACAAAATATAGAGCTATAGGAGTAACTTTGCCAATTACAACGGTTGCAAATAAAACTACTTATTTAGGTATTGTTTACAACTCAACAGATGATACATTTGATATAATTGGAGTAACTACACAAGCATAATATGAGCTATCGAACTATAATATCTTTAATGCCAAAACCTTTTTCTATTGATCCAGATGCTCAAGCTTTTTTAACGGCTGCTAGTATAACAAATGCTACTATTTCAGGAGCTATTAATACTTTAGTAGTTCAAATGAAAACTGATAATATATGGTCTAAAATGAAAGCTATATATCCTATGGTAGGAGGTACGGCATCTACTCACAAGTTCAATTTAAAAGACCCACGAGATTTAGATGCAGCGTTTAGATTGCAATTTAATGGAGGATGGACACATTCAGCTAATGGTGCTTTGCCAAATGGAGTAAATGCTTTTGCTAATACATATTATAATCCACGAAATAGTGGTCAATTAAATTCCGCACATTTATCATATTATTCTAGAACAAATTTGGGTACATCAGGACTTCAAGTTGAAATTGGGGCTTTTGATGGCAACTCTCAATGGTTATTATATACTTACGCTAATAGTAGCACTCAAGGAATTAATGGTAGTTTTGTTAATATACCTTATGGTGCTATAATACCAACAAATGGGTTTTTATTAGGTCAAAGATTAAACAACACTACAATTAATTATTTTCACAAAGGAGTTAAAATACAAACTTTGACCAATAATTCAACTAACACCCCAAATAGTTCAATTTACTTAGCAGCCAGAAATGATGGAACACCCGTTTTAGTTTCCTCAAAAGAATGTGCATTTGCATCATTAGGTGATGGATTAACCGACACAGAAGCTGCTAATATGTATACAGCTTTGCAAACCTTCCAAACCACTTTAAATAGGCAAATAGTTTAAAAATAAATAACATGATATTAGTAGGGCTTTTAACAGAAACACAAAAAGAACAATTAGTAGGACAGTGGTATGAAACAGACAGTTTTTTTAACCCAATACAAGACATTAATGATAATTGGGTTATATCTATTGAGGAGATGCATGATTGCGTAAACCCTGACTTTATGTGGGTAAAAGACTTAGAGCAGATAGAATACCAACCGAAACCAATTGAGCCTCCTTTTTAATTATTAATTAATAAAATTATATAATTTAAATATAAAAAATAATGGGAAAATATTTTAATGCTTTTATAATGTCCATAATAACTTTTTTTTCTCCTATAGTAGGATTATTATTAGCTGTCGGAGCTATGATTATTTTAGACACTGTATTAGGAATTACAAAGGCTATTAAAAATGAAGGATGGGAATCTGTTACTTCAAGAAAAGCAAGTGTTATTATAAGTAAATTTTTACTTTACCAATTAACAGTAATAACATTTTTTATAATAGACTATAACTTAATAAATGAGTTTACAAAAGTACATTATCAAAACAATTATTTATTAACTAAATTTATAACACTCTCTTTATGTTTTGTTGAAGCAAAAAGTATAGATGAAAATATTAAATCTATATTTGGATTTTCTATTTGGACAACCCTAAAAGAAGTTTTAATGAGAACACAAGAAATAAAAAAAACTATAAAAAAATAAAATTATGAAATTATCAAAACATTTAGATCTAGCGGAAGTTACAAGATCAGAAACTGCAAAAAGAAATGGAGTTAGCAACATACCTACTCCTGAGCATATTGAAAACTTTAAATTATTGGCTGAAAAAATATTCGAGCCTATTAGAGAGCATTTTAATGTTCCTATTTTTATATCTAGTGGATATAGAAGCAAAGCTTTAAACCAAGCTATTGGTGGGAGTTTAACCTCACAACATTGCCAAGGTGAAGCAATTGATATTGATATGGATGGTAGCTCAAGCGGAGTTACTAATGCTCAAGTATTCCAATTCATTAAAGACAACTTGAATTTTGACCAAATGATTTGGGAATTTGGAACAGATAAAAATCCTGATTGGGTTCATGTTTCTTATGAATCAACTGGTAAACAAAGAAAACAAATACTTAAAGCCATAAAAGTTAACGGTAAAACAAGTTATGTTCCTTATAAATAAATTAAAACTACAAAAACTTAAAAAATAAAACTATGAAATTTTTTAGAGAAATGTTTAGCGATGATAATTCAATTAATGAGAAATCTGTTATTGGATTCCTGGCATTTATTATGATGTCCTTATTCGCAATTGTAGATATTGTTACAGGATATTTAGGAAAAGAGCTTGTTGTAAATGAATTTATATTCAATGCTTTTGAAGTGCTAGTGTTAGGTTCATTTGGTATTGCAGCTACAGAAAAAATTACAAGCATTATAAAATCTAATAAAAACGAAGAAAATGAGTCTGAGTAAATTACAAGAAAAAATTGGGGTAACTGCTGATGGAGCGTTTGGCCCTGGAACAATGAAAGCTGCTATGGCTTTTTATGGGTTTACACCTGAGAGAGCTGCACACTTTTTTGCACAAACAGCACATGAGTCTGGAAACTTTAAAGCGTTCTCTGAAAACTTAAACTATTCTGCTGACGGATTGGTAAAAATCTTTGGCAAATACTTTACAGCGGCCACTGCCCCTAAGTATGCTAGAAACCCTGAAAAAATTGCTAACAAAGTTTATTCTTCTAGAATGGGCAATGGTGACGAAGCTTCAGGAGATGGCTGGAAATTTAGAGGAAGAGGGGCTCTTCAATTAACTGGTAAATCAAACTATCAAGCATTTTCAGATTATTTGAATAACCCTGATATTATGACTAATCCTGACTTAGTTGCAGGTGAGCTTTCTTTTGAGTCTGCTAAATTCTTTTTTGATAAAAACAAACTTTGGGATATATGTGATAAAGGTGTAACCAAAGAAACTATTTTAGCCCTTACTAAAAGAATAAATGGGGGTACCCATGGTTTGGCTGATAGAGAAGAAAAAACCTTTAAATATTATACATACGTTAAATAATGAAATATTTATTTATAATTCTTATTGTTTTACTAGCAGTATATATGTGGCTATCACATGATAAGTTTGTTCAAAACGAAGCTATTATACAAAGACTAGAAGACAGTTTGTCTAGAAAAGTAGACACCTTGATAGTAGAAAGAGATGTGGTAAAAGACCATTACATTAAATCTAAAGAGATTGTATATAAGATAGACGAAAGATACATTGCAGGCAAAGATTCTGTTTGTGATAGCTTAGTAGTAGCCCTAAAAACATCTCTTACAAACTGTGATAAAGTAATAGTTAAATCAGATACTTTAATCAAAACCCTTCTTGTGAGAGACACAGTTAGAGTGAAACATATACAATATTTACAGGCAAGAAATAAATTTTCTTTAATAGCTGGCCCAACCCTATCCTTTACTCCACAAGGAATACAACCTGGTGTTGGTATTGCTTTTGGGCTAAAGATAAAATAAAGCTATTGACAAATAAAATAAATGTTGTATATTTGTGCCAAATTTATCTCACTGAGACAAATTTCTAGTGCCTGACGTTTGAGGGGAAACCCTGGTTCATAAGATTTCACTAGATAGTTTTAAATAAGTAAGGACCTCCGAGGATTAACAATTCAGATACCTTCAGGGATAGGAGAGGAAAAAATAGGATCAATGACGTAAGAACTGGGCTTCCCAGTTTCCTATTAAAATACACGATAGTAAATATTCCTAAGTACAGAGATGTATATGGAAATTTATGAACGAACTTACCAATAGAAACAAGATAAATGCGTTTATTGCAAAGTATATTCTGATTTCCTAGATTTTTTTTCTCGGGAGAACCCTCTATTTCTTTAAATAATATACTATAATCTTTAGTACTATTAATATGCTCTAACTATGCCCAAAAAAAATCACAAAAAATACATTTTTTTCTTTGAATTAAAAAAAAAGAAGTATCTTTGCGTGAGATAAATATAAAGATAGAGCAATTCTATCGGATACCCCTTGCTGATTCCCTTTGAGCAAGGGGTATTTTTTTATAAAAACTAATAAAATCATAATTTTTTTTTACTTTTGTGAAAAATTATGTGCAATAAATAAAAAAAGCATTACTTTTGCATAAAAAATATAATAATGGTAGCACAAAAAACAATAAATAGATTTTTAAGTTGGAGAGAAAATAATCAAAATTATCTACAATTTGGAAGACCGAGTAAGAAAACTTTACTTAAAAGACTTAACAGAGAAGGGTTTAACCTTTGTCCAGAAGAATTAAGTTTTTTACTCAAACACTCAGGAAAAAATTCTTTTGTAAAAGAAAAAATAAATGAAGGGACTAATGTATGGGTTCCTTCGGAAATGGTAGATACAGTTAAAGAACTCAATGCCATCTACCAAGAAAGTAAAAAACTAGGATTAGATGTGGAAGACGTAAAGCATGGGTGGTTAAAAACACAAGATGCCTCAATGTTCTTCACTAATCCTTTATATAAGAAAAAAGAAGAGGATGGCTTCTATAATGAACTAATAGAAGATTTACAAAGTTTTTCTCCTTCTTTTCCTGTCATAAAAAGAACACCTAGTAGTGAGGGCCATTTACTAATTATTGACCCTGCGGATATACATGTGGGCAAATTAGCTATGGCTTTTGAAACAGGAGATGAATATAACACTAAAATTGCAGTAGAAAGAGTTTTAAAAGGAGTACAAGGTATTTTAGACAAGACATCAGGATTTAATATTGACCAAATTCTTTTTGTAGGCGGTAATGATATTTTACATATTGATACTCCAAAAAGAATGACTACTTCTGGTACTCCTCAAGATACAGATGGAATGTGGTATTCTAATTTCTTGGTAGCCAAGCAGTTGTATGTAGATGTATTAATGATGTTAATGCCAGTGGCAGATGTTCATTTCACATTTAACCCATCGAACCATGACTACACTAATGGCTTCTTTTTAGCGGATGTTATTAAAACATACTTTAAAGATTGCAAAAATATAACATTTGATTGTTCTATTGCACACAGAAAGTATTATAAGTATTATAACAACTTAATAGGAACAACTCATGGAGATGGAGCTAGACAAGCAGATTTGCCATTATTAATGGCACATGAAAGTAAAGATTGGAGCGATTGTAAGCATAGGTATATTTATACGCACCATGTGCACCATAAAACTGCTAAAGACCATATAGGGGTAACAATTGAAAGTTTAAGAAGCCCTAGTGCTTCAGATAGCTGGCACCATCGAAATGGGTATACAGGAGTACCAAAGGCGATAGAAGGGTTTATTCACCACAAAGAATTTGGACAAGTGGCAAGGTTAACTCACATATTTATATAACAGTATGGGGCCTTTTTTTTATTCTACAGGAGGTACTATAAATAACAACCAAACCAATGTTGATATGGGAGAAAACAGTATAAATCTAATATCAATTTATAGATACTTTATTTCCCATCCTTCATGCCAATTTAGAAATATGCCTTATCAAATTTTTGCACCAAGTTATAAAAATTGGTTAGAAGCTAAGTATAATTAAAAATAAAACATTATGACAATAAGAGAAATTATAAGTGGATATAGGGTGCCTATAGACCATGGTCTTCCTTCAGATGACACAGATTTTCCTACAAAATATATCTATCACTTAATGAAGTTAGCTAGAGCTAAGTTATTATATGATAGATTAAATGACCCTAGGTTTAATTATAATTTAGCTCTACAAACTTTAGAATGTGTGGAGCTACAATTAGCAGATACTAACGAATGTTGTGAAAAGCTTCCTTCAGGATGCAAATGGTTGAAATCAAAAAACCCTATACCTGAAACTATCAATAACATGATTAACAAAGTGTATAATGATAGGGGAGACACTTACAATAGAATACTATCAGAGTCTTCCAATTCATTTAAAAGATATTCTTTTATAGAAGAAAGTGATTTTAAATATTTGATTAAAAACAGCTATTTATTTGTACCAGATTTAGATAGCCCTCAATGGGTAAAAATTGAAGGCTTATTTTATGATGACGAAGTAATTAAAGCTACATGTGGACCAGTGTGTGATTTATTAGATACAGAGTTTCCTTTAGATAGCAGATTGGTTACAACTATGTACGCTATTATGAATGAAATGATACTGAAAGTATATCCTTTCTTTAAGAAGGATGTTACAAATGATGGTACAACTGACGATACTTTAAATACTAATGCGAAGGGTAAGTAATAAACCAAAATCTTTTTATTCTTTAACTAAGGCGGCAAAGGATAGCAAATTTGAGGACAAGCAACTCTATAAAAGAGTTGTAGAAGAAATATTTAAAGTTGCTGGTCAAAGACTTATATATAAAAATAGAGTAAATCTTCCTGGATTAGGGGCATTTTATTTAACTGCTTATAAATCTGATAAGAAAATAGTAGATTTTGGAATGACAAAAAAATTAGGTAAAACTGTTTACTATACAAATTTTCATTCAAATAGAGTTAGATATAGAATATCTTGGGGAAAAAGTATAAGAACAAAGTATTATATTTTTAAACCATATAGATTTTTAAATAGAGAATTAGCTAAAAAAATAATAAACGATGATTAATATAGAATTAGTACCTATAAGCACTGTAATTGAAAACTGGAAACAAATTGCGGTATCAGAATTAAACTTTAACGAAGATCTACTCACTGAGTGGATTTTAGATGCTTATAACGACATTGGAACCTATAAGCAATATAAAGAAAGAGTGCAGAAGCTTAAAGTAAGAAATTACAAAGCACAGCTTCCTTGTGGGTTTAGACAGTCTTTATATGTATTGGCACAGCCTATACGACCTCAAGAAGAAGCTTTTTTCTTGACAGAGTACATTAGACAGGAACCTGGTAATGAAAACTGTACATGGGAGTATAAAAGAGTTTGTAAATGCCCTGAAGATAAACATTGTAATTGTGAACAAAACTACATAGAAACTGCAGGATATTTATTTATCAATAATCTAGAACAAGCAAAAGGTTTCAAGTTTGCAACAGTACAAGATTTTACACAATGGTTCACTACAAACCCAAGAAGATGGATAGTATTACAACCTCAAAAAAATGAGGTGTCCCTTTTAAATTATAGAGAATTAGGCATTAAGCTACATCCTTCACACTTTTTTACTATAGATAATGGGTACATTATAACAGACTTTAAAGAGGCTGATTTATTAATTGGATATTTGGGAATACCAATTGGGGAAGATGGTCTTCCATTAGTTCCAAATATGGGAAGTTATACAAATGCTTTAATTGCTGCGTTAGAAAGAAAGTTTGCTTATATACAATATAGAAAGAGCAGAAGCAATGCTGATTTAAACTTTTTCCAACTATCTGATAGAGAATATTCAAAATGGAAAGTTAAAGCGAGAGAGGACATGAATGCTCAGACATTTGAAGAAATGTGGGCTATGGGAGAAGCCACAAATCAGTTTTTGGTTCCTAACGAATATCATGGTTTAGATCAAAGAAAATCTCAGAAAATAAATAACGGATTTACAAGATATTAATAAGTTAAGCTATGGCAGAGCAAAATAATAATAAAACAAGAAGTTTACAAGATATAAAAAACTATACCTTCACCAAAGGTATGAATGATGACGCTTCTCCAGAAGCACAGCCTGCAGATACCTACAGAGCCGCTTTAAACATGGTGAAAGAATCCTCTGAAGGAGATGAGAATTTTCTCACCACAGAATATTCTAATGCATTTAGAATCAAGTTGCCTGGAAAAGTTTTACATTCTAACTTGATTAAGCAATTAAATCAAGTTGTAGTCTTCTTGCACACAAATGAAATAGGATTATATGACCCTAATTTAAATACTTATACTAAGTTATATGCTTCTCCTGGTTTAAATTTTTCAATATATATAGATTCTGTATCTTTTACAAAAACAGAATGTGAAGATGTTGTATTAATTTTTTGGGACTCAGTAAATAGAGTGCGAAATATTAATATATCTAAATTTATAAAAGAAGGGCCTGGTGATGGTCCTGTTGAGGAATTAGAGTTATTTAAAACTGCAGACACTTGTATTAATTTAAGTGATGTAAGTTTTATAGAAAATGCTGCTTATAATGTAGACGCAGGAGTTTATAGACCTTTTATTCAATATGAAGATGAGGATGGTAATACTACTAATTATTATATAATAAATGAAAATATACCTTTAATAGAAGATGGTACAAATGGTACCTATGAGTACATTGATGGGAATGAGTCTAAAATTTTAAATAAAAGTATTGTACTAAAATTTGATAATGTAGACACTAAATATCCTTTTATTAACGTAGGGTTTATAAAAACAGTTAATGGAGTGCCCACTGCTTTTATTTTTAAAAGAAAGCAACCTACAAATATTTTTTCTACAGTAACGTATGAAGGAGATACTACTTTTATTCAAACTGTAGATATTGCAGAAGTTCTAACTAAAAGAGCTTTTTATTTATCTGCAAAAACAGGTTTAATTTATAATAATAGTTTACTATTAGGAGGATTAAAAGGTAAAAGAAATGTTGATTATCAACAATATGCAAATAAAATTTCTGTAAAATATGTAACAGGAAGAATTAATTTAAGTAGAACAAAGGGATATAAAAATCCTGAACATATTATTCACCATAAGTCTTGGATGAGGGATGAAAATTATATGTTAGGTATTGTATTAGAGTTTGAAGATATGTCAGAATCTGCTGCATTTCCTTTAATAAATAAACAATATACTCCTTTTCCTGAATTTACAGGTTCGGGAGGTCCTAGACCTGAGACAAATGATACAAAATTATGTTGTACAGATGATAGAGTTTATTGGAAAGAAGTTAATACAGCAAAAAGAACTGCATATAATCATTTTGCAGGAGACCTTAGTGTAACAGATTTTTGTTCAGGAACTATAGATAATAATTCTAACAATATTAGATCTGAGGGTTATTTAGGTTATTTTGAATCAGAAGAAAAATATCCTGTTATATTAAGATGTGGAGCTTCTCCAGGGTCATTAGATGTTAATGATTATATGTATCCTGTAGATACTAGCACTGGAAAAGCAATAGGAAAAAATATTACATTATTTAAAATGCCAGACTCTACTATTGAGCCTTTCCACAATAATATAATAGATGATTTTGCTATTGAAGATAATAAAAATAGATTTGATAGTAAATATGATAATTTAGAAATTTATCCTTTAGGTTTAAAACTAGAGAATATAGAGTTTCCTACACTAGAAGAAACAGATGGGGTAAAAGTTACAGGATATAGAATTGTATATGTAAGGAGAGACACTTTTAATAAGTCAGTACAAGATAAAGGTTGGTTTGTTGAGATGTTTAAAAATAATCTTAATGGCACAGATTATATTTATCCTAAACATAATGTTAATTCTGGAGCTAAGTGGGATTATTTTTCAAATCTTAGAGATAGAACTATTGAAAGCTCTAGCCCTATACAAGATTTTGTAAGAAACTGTGGATATGGAAAACACTATGATAATGGTATAATATTTTATGGGGGTAATACATTATTTTCTCAACTAGGAGTTAATGTTAATCATGTTAAAATAGAGCAACAATATAATACAACAGGTTATTATATAGATTCTGTTAGAGGTCAAAATTCTGATAGGTTTAGTACTATAGGAGATAATACTTATGACCCTTCTACATTTTTAGATAAAGATGGTAGATTTAGATCTGCTTCAATACAAATTTATAATTTATATAATTATGGATATGACCAAAAGTCGGATGGAACTTTAGATAGAAGTAGAGGCTATTTTAATAGAACAGAAGTTATTTATCAATTTAAAAATATTTGTACAGATAACTATTCTTATGTAAATGATAATGTCATTCTTAATAAAATTTTAAACTCAGATTTTTCTTTAGTTAATTTTTACAGAGAAAGTGGGTTTTATTTAGATTTTAATAACCCTACAGACTTATCATTTAATAAAAATTATAGAGAGTTTAATAATCAAACTTTTACAGTAGCGAGTACTACTACAGTAACTATACCTCTTAATACTTTTTTATCTCCAGGGCAAATTGTAACAATATCTAATTTAGGGGGTTGTAATACTACTTCTGTATTTGGCCCAGTAGGTAGACAATTTACTGTTATTAATGGTACAACATTACAAGTAATAGGAACTCCTTTTACTTTGGCTCAAGTTGGTTTAAGTTGTAATACTATTGACTATGATGTAAGTACTTCTAGACAATATTTTAATTCAGATTCTAGTGCAAAAAAATGTAATTGTACTACTTTATTTGATAATATTGTAGAAAATATAATTGGTGGAATAGGGGTAAGATTGTTGACAGCAACTTCAACATCTGATATATTAGTACCTATTCCTCCCGCTACATCTTTTCCTACAACAATAACTGATTATCCTAACGGAACAATATTTACTATTAATGCAGTGTCTCCTCCTACTGTTCCTTTTTTAGCTGGAGATAAATATAAATGGAATAGTACATTAAATCAATTAGAAAAACAAAGTCCTTATTATAGTCCAATACCTTCTCCTCTTCCTATAGATACTACTTTAGATTTTGAAGCAGATACATGGGTAAACCAAACTTTTACAGTCCCTGCTGGACTTGGAAAAATAATTAATTATGCTAACTCTTTACCTACAGGTTCTCAAATAACTATTATAAATAGTCCAGGATCACCATTGGCAAATGGGCAATCTTTTATTGTAAGTAGTACTACTCAAATAACTTATACAGGATTTTTTAATTTAGATGGGGGCAGTTCAGGAGTAACACTATCAAATGTTTCTATTAGAGTTAATTTAATGCCTGGAAATAGCGATCAATATTTTTTAGAAAATTATTTAGATAATGCTACTTCTACAAATATTTTAAATGATTGTAATACAGGGTATATTTACTATGGTTCCATAAAAAATAACTTACCTAGACAATATGGAAGTATTGATGATATGTTTTTTATTGATACAGGGTTGAAAGGATGTGCTGGTCAAAACAGTTTGATAGGATTTTATGGAGATAGTTATATTAATACTTTTTCTTTTGTAAGAACAGGTGTTACAGGAATGTTAGAAGATTCTATTATAGATGATAATAGTGCTACATTTGCAGATAAATTTGACCCTAAATATACTATAAATAATATAATAGGGGCAAGCAATAGGTCTTATTTATTAAATTTATACTTAGCTCAAAAAGCAAATATAACTTTATTAAACACTGTTACAGAGTCTGATGTAAACTTAGATTTAAGATATGAAGGGCCTACTTTTAATGAAGTGTATTATCCTAAATTAGCTAATGGTAAATATAAATTATTTTCCACTAGAAAAATTGAATATGCAGAAGACTGTTATTTAAATACTTATTTTTATGAACTATTTTGCAATAATAAAAATGATAATTGTACAACTAGTGCGACTGAATTCATAGAATATAATGATGCCTATAGAAATTTCCATGATAATAAAATAAACTTAAATAATGATTATAATGAATTAAATGGTATGAGATTTAATCTTATTAAACCAATTAATTCTACATATAAAACTTGTGAGTGTGATACTGAATTTGACAATAGAATTGCAATTTCTTCTAAAGATAATCAATCTATTAGTCAATTAAATTATAGTAAATTTTTACCCAATGATTTTATTACACTACCTCATAAAGAAGGAAAGATAACTAATTTATTTAAAGAAAACCAAGTACTTTATGCACATACCACAGATAATGTTTGGAAATTACTTACATTAGAGTCTAGGCTTCAAGCGGATAATAATCAAGTATATTTAGGAACTAATAATTTATTATCCAGTCAATCTCTAGAATTATTTGCTTCTAATGAAGGATATATGGGATTACAAGATAAAAGATTTTCATTCCAAAATAATACTGGATATTTCTTTGCAGACTTAAAAACCCAAACATTAAATCTAATGTCAGGGGGAAGGTTAGATGCTATTTCTACTTATGGTATGAACAGCTTCTTTAAAAACCAATGGAATACATACTTTAATTCTTATGGGGCTTCTACAAACTCTAATTTGCCTATTATACCTCAATCAAACCCAGATTTGTCCACAGTGGAGATTTATTTTGGATATGATTATAGACATAAAAGACTTCTTCTAACGGATAAAACAAACGGATTTACCCTTAGTTATTACCCAGAAGATAAGGCATTTTATTCTTTCCATTCGTATCTACCAATGGCGTATCTTCAGAATAGAGACACTTTCTTTACTCAGAATGATAATTATGACGTTTATATACATCAAGATAACTTTAATTCTTATAGAAAATTCTATGGTGTTAATTACCCTTCTTTAATTGACGGAGTATTTACCTATCATCCATTAGTATACACAACACTTAATAATGTTGGTATGAAAATAGATGCCTATAAAAATGTTAACGGTCAGCTATTGATTACCAATGAAGTACCTACAAGTTTACAGGTTTGGACTAGCAGACAACATAGTGGGGAAGTTTTCTTAAAAACTCCTATTAACGCTGATTACATGGAGAATGTTGTATTAAATAATCAATTTCACAACATAATAAATGGGGTTGTATATTGTAACAACTTGGCTAACTATGTGTTAGACGATACTATTAATTTTTTGAATGGGGATATTTTTCCAGTTCCTAATGCCAATGTAAGTTTTTCTAAGGATTGGACCCAAGTAGATAGGCTTGAGAATAATTTCTTTAACTATCGAATCAGTATAGATAACAAAGATTTAGAAAATTTAAAATTTATACTTAAATTTACAGTTCTTAATTACAATATATCCATGCGTTAATGGCTAAAGGTAAAAATAAACTTAATAAACCTAATTCTTCAGGGTGGTTGGATAACTACTCTGAGGAATTTTCTATTAGTAAATATGCTGATGGAGATAGAGTTATTGACCCTTTACTTTCTCCTGGACAGCTAGCTCAACTAAATAAATTAAAAGAATTATCAAAAAAACTTCCAAAAGATGAAGAAATTCTTTTAAAACAAATGCAAAATAAAAGAGCTCAAGATAAATTATCTGTTTCAAAAGAAAAAACTACTGCTGATAAATTAAAAAAGCTTGTTAGAGAGCCTGTTACTACATTAGCAGACCAAGCTGAATATAATAATTTTGATTTATTATTTGGTACTCCAGGAAGAGTAGGTACAGGTATATATAGTACTGTTGGTAATTTATTAACTCCTTCTACTTATCCTACATTAGGAAAAGGTGCGGTTAATTTAGTTAGTAATGCTTTAGCAGATAAAAATGTTTATGAGGGAGTTAATGAAGATGCTAGTAAAATATTAGGAGAAGGGTTAGATATTTTAGATATAATAGATATGGGAGTGGCTTTAAAGTCTTTGCCTTATTTAAATAAATATATACCTAACTCTAAACAACTATCTGGTTCTAGTATAACTTCTTCTGTAGAGGATGTTGGTAAAGGTTTTAAATCAGAAATAGATAATATTAGTTCTGATATTTTAAAACTAAGGGAGGAAAAAACCCTTTATGAAAATAATTATAAAAACCTTATTAGTAGATATAAAAATAAAGAAATAACTCCTGAACAATATAAGATAGAGTACCAAAAAATATTACCAAAAGATGTGTATTTATTAGGGGATTTAGAGAAAAAAGTAAGAGAATTGCGAGTAAGACAAGATATTTTTAACACTCCACAAAAAAATATATTAAACTCTAAAAACCAATTAGGTAAAAATATATCCGATGGTGGGTCAAATAATAAAGGTGTTTTTGAAATTGGCGATAAGTATGTAGCAAAACTATCAGCACATGGATATGATGATGCAAGTAGATTGGTGAATTACGCTGATAAAATTAAGTCTTCAAGAATAATGAAAACACATCAAGTTAAAGATATAGATGGAAAAGTTTATTTAGTTCAAGATAAAGCAAAAGGCACTCCTTATACTAAATTATCAGAAAAAGACTTAAAAACTATTCCCAAAAATCAAATAGATAATTTTTATAATGATATTGCAGAATTAGAAAAAAATGGTTTAAATATAGATATTAGTGGGAATAAATCAAATATATTTTATGACCCTAAAAAAGGATTTCAGTTTATAGATTTAGGAATAGGTAAAATGCCAGATATTGAAGATATAAATAAATTAGTTATTAAAAAACAAGATGGGGGAGAAATAAATCAATATGAAGATGGTGGCAAATTAAAACAATATTTTAAACTTCCAACCAAACGTGTTGCTGTGGATAACACTTATAATAAGAATAGTCCAATAGGCAACAGTTCTGATGATAAGGAAATGGTTAACAGGTTGTTAATAGAAAAAGTCAACAACGCCCGAAAGGCTAAAGAAAATGAAGATGCAAAAAAATATGTAGAAAAAGACTTTAAAGAATCTGTAGATTTCTTTGAGAATTATTATAATTCTCCTAGATACAAAGAAATGTTAAAAAATTCTACAAATCTAGAAGATGTATATAATGAACAAAGAATAGATAATCTTAGAACTACTGCTGCATTTAGTAAAAATAATGATGAAGGAAATCCAAATAGTTTTGGATATTCTAATAGTTATTCAGGAGATATTTCTATTTTACCTGCGGGTAGGGGAGATAAATATACAATGACACATGAACTAAGTCATTCTTCTGATAGACCCTATATTTCTTCATTACCTAATGAATTATTTAAAGATTTAGGGTTAAAAACTAGATTTAATCCTACAAAATCTGTTTTAAAAAACGTATTAAATATTGGAACTACTAAAAATAGAGTAATACCCTATTTAGATGAAATGAGAATTTTAGATAACCAAAAAAAGTTTGATTCAAAATTTCATTTAAATAAAAATAATATTAATGAAGAAAACTTTAATTCTTTTTATAGAAATTATGTAGGAGAGCCTACTGAAGTAAGAGCAAGGTTAATGGAAATTAGAAGAGGGGGACTAGACAATAATATTTATAATCCTTTTAAAGAAAAGGTTACTCCTGAAAATTATAAAAAATTAAAAGATTACTTTTATAAAAAAGATGACATAGATAGTCCAATTTTTGATTTAGAACAGTTATACGATGAAAATAAAGTTATAAAGTTTTTAAATGAAATTTCTGAAAACAAAGAGGAAGACACAGTTCCAATGGCTAAAAATGGAGGAGAAATAAACCAATATGAAGATGGGGGCAAATTAAAACAATATTTTAAACTCCCAACCAAACGTGTTGCTGTAGATAACACTTATAATAAGAATAGTTTAAAATTAGACAGTTCTGATGATAAGGAAATGGTTAACAGGTTATTAAGAGAAAAAGCCAATGAATCCCAAAAGGCTAAAGAAAAAAGGATAGCTGATGTAAGAAGGCTAGAAGAGTTAAATCAGAAATCTATGTTAGAAACTGCAAATGCAAAAGATTTGTATGACATAGGAGAAGGGATGAAAAGTAAATATAGATTTTCAAATGAAGACAACTTCTTTGATGACTATATTAACCCACTTAATATGGTAGGGGGAATGGCTGGAGGATTAGCTCAAACTCCAGAATTAATTAACCAAGGAGAGTATTTAAATGCAGCATTAAATGTAGGATTACCTTTAACCGTTGGGGCTTTAGCAGGTATTGGCACTCAAAATACAGGACAGTTTGTAAATAACTTAATTAATCCTTTAGCTGATGTAAGTGATAAACTTTTAAAAAAACAATCAGTACAAAAATTTTTAAAAACCCCTCGTTTTGATTTAGGTCGTAAAGAGTTTTTACCAGAATCTTTATCTTTTGATTATCAAGATTTAGGTGATGAAAATTTTGCTGTTTTATTAAAAGACCCTAATAATAAAATCCAAGCAAATCTTTCTTTATTTAAAGAAGATGAAGATTGGTATAAGCCTAGAATGATTACAGTAAAAGAAATTCTTCAAGGACATAAAATACAAGATATTTTATATCAAAAAGGTATTGAAGAAGTTAGAAAAAAAGGCTTAAAAGGTATTAGAAGTGGGGATTATTTAATGGAACCAGAAAAAACTATAAAAGCTCAAAATAGATTTATTAAAGAAAATTTACTGCCTGATGCTAGTACACAAAATAAAAATTTACCTATAGTAGGATTATTAAACCATAAAAATCCAAATTTATATGAAGATTTTTTTGCATATTATGCTACTATACCTAAAGAAATAAAATATAAACATTCTATAAAAGAATTGTATGATAGTTTTAAAAATATACTACTAGGTAATAAATCTACAAAAGCTATAGAGTATTTAAATGGAGGAGAAATAAATCAATATGAAGATGGAGGAATTATTGATACCATAAAAGAGTTTTTTACAGAAAAAACTAATAAACCAGCACCTAAATCTGCTCCTGCAAAAAGCAGTCCTAAAACATTTAAAATTGAAGATAAAAGAAAAGTTTTAGCTACAAGTGGGCAGCCAATAAGACCAAATGTTGACATAACGTCTGGAGAATATGATTTAGATGTTTTAAAAGGAATAATAGAGTCTGCTAAAAGAAAAAAATTACCAATAGAAGATGTTAAAAATTTAGCAGCAATAGCTTTTCAAGAAACTAAGTTTGGAAAAACAGATGAAAATCTTGGTCATGTATCAGAGAACTTTGAATCCAGAAGTGATTTAGAAGCATTAACTAATGCTTATATAACTAAAATGAAGGAAGCAGATAGGTTAGGTATAAAAGATGAAGCAAAGAGATTGCAAGTATACAATGGTCTAAAGCTAATAACTCCAGACACAGAAAAAGATTATCATGGATTTAAAATGAAAAAAATTTATGGGGTTCCTGTACCAAAGGAAGGAATAAATATGAAAAAAAATCCTTTGTATGGAAAACAAATAATGGATTTAAGGGATAATGTATTAAATCAAAATCCAGAGTATGTAAATTATTTAAATACTATGTATAACTCTAAAGACCCTGTACCTGTTTATAGTGATGTAGAGTTAAAATCTTTGGGACCACCTCCACTTTTGGGAAAATTTGCTTATGGCGGAAAAATAAATAATGATATGAAGAAAAAACTTAAAAAGTATCCTGCTGGAGGCTACCTTGACTATCAAGAAGGGTATAAAGGCTTTGGAGTAGGTCCTCAACTATATCAAGATAATAGTTATTTTAGATCTATTATGCCTGATACTATTGAAAACATGGAAGAGCAGATTAACCAGCCAAGTGTATTCTCTGGTATTAACGATATATTAGGCGGTATAGACCAAATAGCTAGTAAAGGTATTGGATTAGCGGGTAATTTTATGAAATCTAAAATGCCTGGAGGAAATAATGTAATGCCTGATATAAGTAATTGGCAATCACCTCTTAGTGGGGGAAAAACAGATGAACAATTAAATTTTGAAAATGACCAAGCTTTAAAAAATGCAGGATTATTTAATTCTTTCTATCCACAAAAACTTCCTACTATGGGACCGTCAATGGATTCTTCTATGTGGAAAGGAGTTCCTTTTAAGAAAAATGGAGGCTATTTAAGACAATACCAAAATGGAGGTAATATGGATATGTTACCTGTAGGGTCTCCTGAATATATTCATAAAAGTAATGTATTTCACGAAAACTATAATCCAGTTCCTAGAGTACATTTTACTGACGATACTACTCCTTATGATATGGGAGTTAATCTAAATGATTTAGTGAACATGAATGGGGGTAGAATAAATAAATATCAGAATGGAGGAAGTATGGATTTGCAGGGTTATTTTAATTATTTAACAAACCAAAATCAAAATAGGGTGCCTTCAAGAGCATTTAACGCTAATACTAACAGAGCTTCTTTAGGTGCATTAGAGGCTGCAAATGCAAATGATTTCTTAAATACAAAGGTAAGAAACGATAGACAAGCTTTTGAAGATGATAAAGTAGATTGGGGTTTTATGGATTGGTCTAAAGATATAGTTGCAGGAGGATTAGGTTTATTAAGTTCAGTGCCAGTTTTGGGAGATACTGTAAAAGATGTTGTAGGAGATTCATTCTTAACTAGAAGAGATGGTTATTCAGTAGGTAAAGGTGTTGGAAATGTAGGAATGGGTGCTGCAAAATTAGTTGCAGGTATACCTAAAGGAGATGTAAGTATGATAATGGGAGGAATAGGAGACATAGGAGAAGGAGTTGGTAGTACAGTTGGTAATTTAAATGCTAAATCTGCTATGAGAGATTATAATAAATCAGGATATGTTTCTGGGAAAAGATTAGCAAATGCGGCCACAGACTTTAATACAACTATGGGATTATCTAGTAAATTATACGGTATTGGATCATCCGCAGTAGGTTTAGCAAAAAACCCTAGTAATAAATCCTTAAATACTTTTTTAAGTAATCAAACCCCATTCAACCGTGCAAATAAAGGACAAAATGATTTGAACTTTTTATTGGGACAATTTATGCCAGGTTTAAACGGAGGTGGAGGAGATGATGGTGGAGAAATGGCAATGGGAGGGTATTTAAATGATTACCAAGAAGGTGGAATGGTTTCAATGCCAGAAGATTTCGAGATACCTAAATTCAAAAAAGGAGGCCTAACTCCAAAAAAAGCTAGAGAAATTTTACATGACAAATCAGTTCATGGAAACCCTTTAACTGATAAACAAAGAAAATATTTTGGTTACATATCATCACAAAAAAAATCTAGCGGTGGATGGCTAGATGAACTATAAAAAAATTAATATGAAAGAATTACTTTTAAAAATAGCAGGAGTTAAAACGGAAGAGGCCTTTTACAAGAAGTTTCCTGACCAAAAAAGCTTTTTCAAGGCTCACCCTGAAGCAAAAGAAATTATTGCTCAATACCAACAACAAGAAATGATGGACAATGCTCCAGAAAATTCTCAAGAGCAAATGATGGGTACCGAAGAAGAAATGGTAGAACAAATGGCAATGGGAGGAATGATTAAGAGAAAAGATGGCTCTTACTCTAAACCAGGACTTTGGGACAACATCCGTAAGAACAAAGGTTCTGGTAAAAACCCTACAAAACAAATGTTAGAGCAAGCTAAAAAAATCCAAGCAGAAGAAATGATGTATGGAGGAATGGTTGACTCCTACTATAATGGAGGAGGAATAAACAACCCAGGATTTAAAGCTCTTCCTAAATCTGTGCAAAATAACATAATAGCTAATATGGCTATGGGCGGTGAAGTAGAGGAGTATGGAAATGGAGGATACACTGTAAGAAAAAGTAATGATAGAAAAGGTAAGACACACGTTGTTACTGGTCCTGATGGTACCAAAAAATACTTTGGTGACCCTAAACTTGGAGAAAGAAGCAAATCTAAGTACGGTAAAGAAGCCTTTTATGCAAGACATAAGACTAACCTAAAAAACAATCCTTTCTTTAGAGCTTATGCTAGGTCTACTTGGGCTGATGGGGGAATCCTTCCTGAAGTAGAACAATTAATGTTAGCAGGTCAAAACCCTTATAATATGGGAGGATATGTAGAATATCCAACGTATTATCCTGGGGGAGGTATGGTAGCAGGACCTATGATGGGTTATGAAGAAGATGATTTTATGTATGCTATGGGAGGTAGAATGTACCAAGAAGGGGGTATGTTAAATAGCATGACACAGGGTATTCCTGTACAGACAGAAACTTTTGAAGGACAGGCAGAACAAGTCGCTCTTCCTGATGGAACAATTAAGTCAGTAGAAGCTACTACTGCACATGAAAATATGGGAGATGATACTGTTACAGATTTATTGCCTGGAGGTTCACATATTCAAAGTGCTCGTAATAAACTTACTCCTGACCAGTATGTACAATTGATGCAGATGTTTAAACCTGAAAGTGCAGAGCAAGATATTAAAAAACTAGCACAAGTATATCAGAGTAAATACGGAAAGAAAAACGGTAAAAAATTATCTCCTGCAGATATTTCTGAGTATGCTAAAAATAAATATCAAAATAAATCTACTCCTAACTCATTTGATACAGATAAATTAAAAGAAGGAAACAAAAAATCCTACTTAGACTTGAGTATACAAATGAATGATTTAATTAAATCAGGAAAAGAATTAGCAGAAGGAGCTATTATGGAAGAACAGATGATGGCTTATGGTGGAATGATTCCTAAGTATCAGGGTGGTACAGGGTTTACAGGAGTAAATCCGATTGCGGATGAATACAAGGAATTAATAAAAGCAGGGTACTTAAAGTACGACCCTACTATTGGTAAGATAAGAGCAAACTTGCCAAAAAATATGCCTTATAAAGAAAAAATTCGTTTAGGCCAGGCTATAGAGCAAATGGGTTTACAAAATATGAGACAAAGCAAAACTCCTGGATATGATAATTTTTATGGGGGAAACACTCCTTATGATTATGCACGTTTTTTTGTAGAAAATACGAAAGAAACCCCTTATAATGATAATGTTACTGAAAAACAGGTAGTAAAAGATTATTTTGAGTTATTGGGAATCACTCCTTCAGAAGAAGATTTAAAAAATCCTGCTTCTTTGTTTAAAATACCAGGATTTGACAAAGCTTACCAAGCGTATGTTAATCAAACCCCTGGTATGAGAGAATCTTATGGAGTACCAACTTTAGGGGATACTCCTAGTATATTAGGGATTCAACAATGGAAAGCAAGACCGCTAAAAGCACAGGCAACACCTGTAGTTGAAGAAACTCCTGCACAAAAAGCAGAAAAACAGATGTTAAGTGCAAATACTCCAATAGCTCCTGCAGCAAGAGTTCCTATGCAGAATAGATTTAACTTTGGTTTACTTGAAGGTCAATTGGGCAGAGGACTAAGTGCTAACCAAGCTGCACTTGAAGCAGGTCTTTCACTAGACCCATTATATATAATGGAAACTCCTGATACTTATATCAGAAGCAGAAAGAATGAAATACCTGTAGGAAATATATTATATAATATCGAAAGAGCTCAAAGAAATACTGCAAATGCTTTAGCGGGACAAACAGGAGATTGGAGTACATTAGCTAGTAATATTTCAAATGCAGGGGCTCAAGCTATGAATCAAGTGGGAGACACTTTGAGTAAGCTAAATCAGACAAATGTAGATCTATATAATGAAACCCAAGGACTTCAACAAGACTTATTAGGTAGTAATATGGGTGTAAGAAATCAGAATCTAACAAATATGCAAAATATGTTGAACTTTAAAAGGAACTTATTGGGGCAAAAAGCTGTTAAAGATTCAGAGATTTACTCAGAATACGCTAAAAGTATGGGTGAAAACGCTCAGAAAGAGCAAAATCAAAAATTGGAAATGTTAAATATTATGGCTTCTAAACCAGATATGTTTAAAGGAGAACAAGGACAAATGTTTGTAAATCAAATTTTAGGAAATACAGGAACTTATAATAATCCTCTTGCAGGAACTTTATTAGATAATATTTTATCGTTTAACAGATATAACAGATAATTATGGCTAGACAAAGAAATCCATCAGGTGCATATTCCCCCTCTTCTGCGGGCATAGGACAGCAAATAATGTACACCCCCGAATGGGCGGATATAGATTTTGCTGATTTCCAAGGATTAAACATGAATCTTGTAAACCAAAATGCTCAGTTTGCTCAAGAAGTGGCTAACAAGCGTCTAGACGAAGTGTTAAAACAAAGAAATGCAATTTTAGAAAAAGTAAAGTTACATAAAAGGTTTGATGATTTACAAGGTCAGTTAGATAATAAATTAGGGTCTATTATAGATAATATGGGACAGCTTCAGCTATCTGATTCTGCAAACTTTACTTCGTTAAACACTAGCTTAATAAAGGCTCAGAATGACCCTGTTTTACAATCAGCGGTTAACGCATCCACAGACGCAATAGCTTACGAAAAAATGAAATTTGAAAAACCTGAGATTGCAGACCAACCTTGGAACAATGCAAATGAAGGAAATTATCAAAAATTTTTAAGAGGGGAAACTAACGATTTTAGTTTTACCCCTATTTACAAAGAATACGATTTACAAACAAAAGCAGATGAGTTTGCTAAGGCGGTTCCCGCTGACGTGCAAAATGCTATTGTTAAATATGGGGTTTATGGATTACAAGAGAAAGCTATAGAGGATAAATCAGCAGGAAGATTGTTAAAAGCTTTTAATGATTATAAACAAGGATTAATGCAAGACCCTGAATTTATGTCTTGGGCTAAGAGAAGAGGGGCTTTCGAGGAAA